GAAAAGCTTAACGAATTTCTTCAAGAATACGATAACGAAGCGCTATCTGCTGAACTGCAGGAGCTGCAGGAACGCTATACGGATCTACGCCGCATTGAGCGTGACACGGTGAAGTATTCTGCTTCTAAGCGTATGCTGTCGCAGATTCGCGCAGAGCTAGACACCGTTGCTGCTAGCTTGCAGCGTATCGAGCGCGAGCTGGCGTTGCGTGAACGGCAGGCGGTGCTGGTATGAGCACTTTCACTTCGCCTGTGTTTGATGTTTTCGCTGCGCCCGTGGATCCGCAGCCGCAGCCGCTGCAGCCGGCACCAGTAGGAGCTGAGCTGCTGCCATACGCGTATGATGACGTGCATCATGTTTTGCCTGTGTTTTTCGGCGCCGCCGCGCGCCGTGTACGTGTGGGCTACAGCCGCACCGTTGTCTCCTACAGCGTCGAAGACCTCACCGCCGCGCTGAGCTTACCTGCTGCGGCTCTCGAAGATTATCCTGCCGACTATTACAGGCACCGCGCTGATGGCACGATAGAGACCTTTTGGAGTTACGCGACTGCGGCTGGCGTTATTGGCGTTTACGCCGGCGCGGATGTGAAAAGCGCAGCTGAAGCGTTTCTGCATGTGTGCCGCACTACTGCTGATAATTGGGCGCGGTTCATGCTTAGTTCAAAAATACCTGCGCTGATTCGCGCGTCAGTGGGTCTTACTGAGCTGCAGCGCGAGCTCGAACAACATGAGAACGCGTTACGTAGCCGTTTTGTCCGGTCCGATAACCACGTACTGTTAGGTCTTTAGCCATGCAGGTTATGCAGGTCGACATGAGCAATCCTGAGCAGCGGCGCGCGGTTCGAGATTTAGAGCTGCTAGCGGCGGCTGTCGAAGCATACGACGCTGCGGCGGTGCAGCGCGTTGTGGACGCTTGTGACATTGCTGCGGTCGCGGTGATCGCTGCAAATGAGATAAACCGTTATCGCGGCTTGCAGTCGTTCCTTGACACGCCCGTGCAGCAGGTAAACGGCTGCCGGTGCGCATTTTTACGGTGTGCTTGGCAAGCTGCAGCAAAAGCAGACGAGTCAAAGCTAGGAGGTAGCCGTGCAAAACAGTGAGATTCCTCTCATGGGCTGGGAATCCGCCCACCTTTACAAGAACATGAACAACGAGCCGCCGCTGCTGTTTGACTATCCAGGTCTACCGGAATGGAAGATAGGCACGTATGACGCCTGGGAGATTGAGATTTGTCAGAAAGAGCTAACTGCCCGCTGGCTTTTTGCACGTGACCATGGTGTGGAAACCAAGCGGGGTGTGTGGCCACGCCCCGTACCAGAACACGCGCGCCAGGCTTACTATGACTTGGTGGAAATGCCGGCGTGGAAGGTTTGTGCACCTATTTTGGCGGCGCGTAAGCCGGAGCCGGCGCGGCGGCGTCACCCGATTCTTGATTCGCCATTCGCCAGTGCAGATTATAAGGCGGGGCTTAAGGCGCAGCTGCTTGCCGCGGGCGAGATTGACGACGACGGCTACTACATCGAGCCGACAGAGACCGGACCAGTCGTGCCGGCAGAATGGGGTGCACCAGCTGCACCAGTAGTGCCGGCTGTCTCGCCATGGCAGCAGCCTGCGCAACCGTCGGAGCAGATGCGGTCGCGCCTGGTGGTAGATCCACAGCCGCCCGCCGCCACTCCACCCGCTATGGCTGCAACGGTGCCGTTGCAAAACCTGGCACCAGTGGCGCCGGTGGCCACGCCTGCGCGTGAAAAAGTAGGCGGCACCATGCCAGCGGTCGCAATGACCTACATGGTGTATTTCGAGGAGCACGGCATTATTAAGGTTGGCCGCGCCTACAAAAATTCACGGTGGCGGTCGTTGGTGGCGCGCGGCGCGGAACTGATTTTCTTGGACCGCAACACTATTGCGAAACAGGAACAGGCAGCGCTTGCCCTGTTGCGGCAAGTGTTTCCGCCCGCGTTCAATAGTGAGAATGACGAGCTGGCGCAGCAGCTGTTACCGCTTGGCCGCGGCTTCACTGAGTGCTTCAAGGTTTCCTCGGTGGAGGAGTTTAATTTAGCTTTTAATCTTTACATGCAAGGAGTTGACAGCCATGCAGCAGAGGCGGCAGAGGTCGCTGCCGAGTATCGACTTCACAGAAAAGCGGCTCGCAGCGCTGCCGCCAGCGGTGAGGTTCACAGCGGCAGGAATGAGGATGCATGTCGACGACGAGGGTCGGTGCAAACTCGACCTGCGGCTGATACTGTCGACGATCTACAGGCACGATCCGCAGATGAACGAGGACGAGCTACAGTCACACCTGCAGCAGCTGATACAGAGCGGCTGGCTACATGCGTATCAGGCGCCGGACGGGGAATGGCTGGCACAGGTGGTGCCGTGGCCAGCAGTGCAGCATGCGAAGCCGTCACAGTTAGCGCCACCGCAAAACCTACCGGCAGCGGCGGCACCAGTGACGCCAACATCCGAGCAGACAACAGCAGCGGCAGCACCGAAGCCGCAACAAACGCCGCCACCACAGCCAGCCGTGCAGCAAACCTCGCAGACAGCAGAGCCGGAAATCCTACAGGCGGCCGAACCGGTGGCGGTAAACACTACACCGGTGGATCCGCAGCCGTCCGTAAACGGCGAGCTGACACCCGAACAGGTGCAAAAGCTGCAGGCAGAGTTCTACCTACAGCAGGCAAAGCGTACACCGGCGCGAGCTTCACTAAACCGCCAGGTGCTGGCGTCGCCGTTTTGTGCGAAGCATCAGCCTTACGGTACGGAGTCGGCGTGCGGTCCGTGTCGCACAGCGCGCTACAGCTACGAAATGCTACGGGAAGACCCGCACGCGGTGCGGGTGCCGCTCTCAACGCCGGACATGAACCGGGACGAGACGGACGAATCGGACGAGGAGTCGAGCGGCGAGCCGGAAACCACTACCACGCCGCGACAGGGCGCGGAGTACAGTCGCCGGCCGCAGTTCCCGGCGGAGCCGGAGACGGTAGCTCAGGACGGCTGGGAGCCGTTCTAAACAACCAGGCGCCAGAGTGCTTGAAGCCTGTTTTTAAGCGGGATTATCGCTTTCATGAAAGTTTCATGAAGGCTTCATGGCTGTGGCGCGAGTGCGCGCGTGCGCGTGGGAGCGGGCGTGCGAGTGCGCGCGTGAGGGCGCGAGGGCGTGTGGGTGGCCGGCAATTTTGTGGGAAGGAATTTCTAAGTGTCTGAGGTTTTTCGGGTCTGTGGTTGTGAAACCTTGAACGAGCTGTGCCTGCCTTGTCGGCGGCGGCTTAGTTGGCGTCTCGTTGATTTGGAATTCAGGTATCAGGTTTTGGTGGCGTCGCGGGTGCCGTCATCGAATCATGGCGAGGTTGGTGGCTCGCAGCTGGTGTCTGGCGGTTGCCCGCCGGTGTCAGTAGTTTTACTTGACGCACTGAAATCCGTTGAAGAACTTATCCTCGGCTGGGGCGTCTGGGTCCGTAACAAGCTACGGTTGCCACAAAACCCGGGGCTGACAGTGCCAGCAGTTTTTGATTTGCTGCACGACAGGTTCGACACTTTGACTGGAGTCTTTGAGACCCACCAGCTGCTGCGCGACTTTGAACAAACCTGCATTGAGCTTGAGCGTTTGTTTCCGGTCGATGCCGCGAAGTCGTATCAGCGCAGGCATTGTCCGTTGTGTACCCGTGACGAGGTTGTGTGCCGCTGGCCGGCAGGTCACGCGCCGGAGGTTTCGTGCACTGGTTGTGGCTGGTTTTTTGAGGTTGATTGGAGTGAGTTTTATGCGCCTGATAGGTTTGCGTACCGCGGCGATACAGTTTAACAAGGGCGAGCGGACGCTGCGCCGGTGGGTGGCTGAGGGTATGAAGCACCGCCGGGATAGCAAGAAATATATTTGGTTTGAACCTTGGGTCGTAGTGGCGTGGGTGCGCTACAAAGCCTTGGTTGATAACGGGCTGGAGCAGCGCCGTCGCGCTGCAGGGTTTGAGCTTACTGATGAAGAGAAGCAGCGGATTATTAAAACGTGGATCCGTGCCGGCGGCAAATTGCCGGAAGAACAATAGCTAGGAGCCGTGAGAAATTATGCGTGTCGTATTGTCGAGTTGCCTTGCAAATCAAGGGTGGCAAGGTTACACTTATAATAGCGCTACAGCTGCACCCCGGATAGAGGGGGTTGGCGGTGGCGCAGCCCACCAACTGTGTGGGCTTTTTGTTTACCCAGGCAAAGCTGATTACGAGGTGGCAGTATGGCTGGCTCCCGCACCGGCACCGCGGCATGGAAACAGCTACGCCGCCGGGCCCTGCACCACGCGAAACAAAACGAGATAACTCACTGCCGCTATTGCCGTGTCGAACTTACCTACAAAAACGGTACCGCGCCTAACGCTGCAACACCTGACCACATCGTGCCGTACGCTAAAGGCGGCACCGACGCTCTCTCGAACATTCAGATTATCTGCCGCCGCTGCAACAGCAGTCTCGGAGACAAAACCTCAAGAGCGCCAAGGAACACACCTGCTACATATACGCCGAAAACCAGCATTAATTGGTGAGATTATGAAACCAAAACCACTACCTGACCAGGGGTTTTATGGAACACCCCAGGGGGCTACCCCCTCCCTAGGGTGACCTCGTGCCCCACCGGCTGGATAGTGAATCTCTCCCCGGGTTCCCTAGTTTGTCGGGGTTACAGGAGGGTTAAATGAGTGAAAACCGTTGCCGAGTCTGTGCCACCAGTATAGCGCACCTGCGTGCAGACGCTCTCACCTGTTCCGGACGGTGCGCTAAAGCTTTTCAAAGGCAAAAACGCAAGGAAAAAGCCGCTAACGAAGTTTCTGAAATTGTCCGTACTATGTCGGATAAAACCGTGCTCGCCGCGGTACTTGACGGTGACGCGGAAGAACAGCTCAAGCAAATGCAGATCATCATCGCCGCGGCTATCGACGGCGCTCGCGAACGCGCCACCCCGGTTAAAGACCTGCCCGCGCTCACCCGCCGTCTACAAGAGCTAACCGAAGCTTTGGAAGCTCGGCAGGAGAAACAAGACGATAAAGGAGTGACGTATGTCTCACCGCAGCCGCTCCTTAAACCGGTCGAACTTAAAGCTGTCTGAGACCGCTCGCCACCTGTGCATCCCCGAAGGGGTTTCAACGACCAGCTGGCCGATGATTGAAGCCCGCTGCGAAGAATTCGGCGTCTTATTCGACCGCTGGCAGCAAGGCATCGGCACACTCGCCTTCTCCTACCGCGAAAACGGGTTCTACTCGTGCGGTATCGGCGGCGTGTGGATATCGATTCCCCGCCAAACCGGCAAAACCTATCTTTTCGGCTGGGCAGTATTTGCGCTCGCAAGCCTCGCCCCAGATCTAACAATCATCTGGACCGCACACCACCTGCGAACCAGTGATGAAACTTTTAACAAAATGGCGGCTATGGCAGAAAAAACAGCTGTCCGCCCCCATATTAAAAACATCCGCCGTGCTAACGGCCAACAGGAAATCCACTTCCACAACAACAGCCGCATTAAATTCGGGTCCCGCGCCTACGGCTTCGGCCGCGGCTTCGACAAAGTCGACATCATGGTATTCGACGAATGCCAAATCCTCACCGAAGCCGCGCTCGCCGACATGCTGCCAGCAACTAACGCAGCACCAAACGGCCTGCCAGTTTTCATGGGCACCCCTCCACGCCCTAAAGACCCCGGCGAAGCGTTCACCAGCCGCAGACAGGAAGCACTAGAAAGCGGCGACCCAGACACTCTCTATGTCGAGTTCTCAGCAGATAAAGACGCAAAAATCATCGACTGGAAACAACTAGAGCTAGCCAACCCCTCATATCCCCACCGCACCAAACGGCAAGCTATCGAACGCATGCGCAAAAACATCGGCAGCGACGATAACTTCCGCCGCGAAGCCTACGGCATCTGGGACGAGCTCGCAATCCGCAAAACAGTATTCACCCCAGACCAGTGGGACAACCTCAAAACCAGCACGCCGCCGCCCGCCGGCACAACCTGCTACGCGGTCAAGGTCACCCCAGACGGGTCGACCGTGGCGCTCGCGGCTGCTCGCCGTCCGGCTGACACTAGTGAGCCGGTGTTTATTGAAGCTATTCATGAAGCACCAACGGGTGAAGGCATCGGGTGGGTGATTGAATGGCTCGCTGCACGGCGTGACCGTGCCGCACAGATTGTTATCGACAGCAACAGCATGAACGGCTATCTGCTCGACGGTTTGCGCCGGCTGGGTGTGCGCAATAAACGACAGGTGACTGTGCCGACAGTGCGAGAGGTCATCGCCGCGCACGGCATGTTCCTACAGGCTGTCGTGGAAGGCACACTCGCACATTCCGGGCAGGAACTTTTAACTCGCGAAGTGCTTAGCGCGACCACTCGTAAGATTGGCAACAACGGCGGTTTCGGGTGGCAAGCCCCCGACGGTGAAACAGTAGCGGCCATGGAAGCCGCAACGCTCGCGTTTCATGCCGCGCGCACAACTACACGCAGGCCAGGAAGGAAACAGGTAGTAACAACATGACCCTGAACATTTCTACAAGCCTTGTTGCCGCGTCACAGGCGACTATCTCATACAGTGAGCTGGCGTTGCTGCGGAAACTCCTGGACAAGTTGACCGCGAAACGAGCAGGCAACAAAACCAATCAAGCCTACTACGACCAGAAGGTGCTGATTAAAGACCTTGGCATCAGCCTGCCACCGAAGTTTCGCAGCATGGAGAGCGTACTCGGTTGGCCAGCCAAAGCCGTCGATGTGCTGGCTGACCGTATCCAACTGCAGGGCTTTCAGATTCCCGGCTCAGACGACGCTTTCGGACTTAACGGTATCGCGCTTGAGAACGACTTTTTTAACGAGTTCTCGCACGCGGTAACCAGCGCGCTCACTCACTCTGTAGCGTTTATCACAGTCAGCCGCGGCATAGATCCACACGAGCCAGAAGTGCTATGGCTGACACGCAGCGCGTTTAACGCGACCGGTATTTGGAACGCACGCCGCCGCGCGCTCGACGCTGGCCTAACAGTCAACAAAGAAAAAGACGGCCAACCGCAGGAAGTCACCTTGTATCTGCCGGATAAGGTCGCAACCGTAGAACTGCTAGCGAACGGCCGCGCCCGCGTAGACATCCAGCCAAACCCAACCGGCCGCGTACTAATGGAGCCCCTAGTATATGGGGCTGACCTTGGCCGACCGTTCGGCAGGTCACGAATCACCCCGACAGTGAAAACCCTCACGGATTCCGCTATCCGCACTATCGTGCGCAGCGAGGTCGGCGCCGAATTCTATGCCACCCCGCAACGCTACGCTTTGGGCGCTGACGAAGAAGCGTTCGAGAACAAGTGGAGCGCGCTGCAGTCGAAGCTGTTGACTATCAGCAAAGATGAAGACGGCGATACTCCAACCATCGGGCAATTCCCGCAAATGAACATGCAGCCCCATACTGACCAGCTGCGCCAGTGGGCAGCACTGTTAGCAGCAGAGTGCAGTATCCCGCTTGACGAGCTCGGTTTTCCGAGCGATAACCCTGCTAGTGATTCCGCTATCCAGTCGCAACGTGACCCGCTCCGGCTGCGTGCAGATAGCGCGATCCGCGGCTTTCAGCAAACGCTCCGCCGTCTCGCTATCTCAAGCGTCCAGCTGCGCGACGGCAGCGTGCCGGAGGAACTGTTACAGGTTAAGGGCTGGTTCGCGCCGACCGTGCACACCACGGACGCGGCAGCAGCCGACGCAATCCTGAAACAAGTGACCGTTATCCCGTGGCTGGCTGAATCCCCTGTCGTGTTGGAAAAACTCGGCTACAGCGCAGACGCTATCCAACGCCTACTCGCTGACAAACGCCGTAATGCTGGCACACTTGCGGCTCTAATCAACCAGCAACAAACTGAACCACAACAAGAGAGCACCAAAAACACGGAAGGTTAACATATGCCAACCCGAGATGACATCGACGAATTGGCAGCGGCACGGAAAACTATCCTAGAAGCCGCCGCCGGGCAAGTTGATACTATCTGGGATAGCCGGCCTAAAAACATGACAAACGCGGAATTCGTTGCCGTCCTAGAGCGCGATATACCGCAGCTGCTACACGACTACGTTGACACTATCGCCACGGTAGCTGCCGACTGGTACGAACACCAAAGAGATGCTGAAGTTTCAGCCCGGGAAATAGAATACTTCCGTGCGGCGCTCGCTGACTATCCACACCCCAGAGCAGTAAAAGACAGCATCAGATCTAGTTGCCGGCATTTATTTTCGAAAAACCCCCAACCAGAGGTTGCTTTACAGGAGCTAAAAAGTAATATAGCTAAACATCTGATACAGTCCGAAAGACAAACAATCACAAGAAACGTTGCCGCGGATAAACAAAAGCCTCGTTTTGCTTTAGTTCCCGTCCCGCCTATGACATGTGCCTGGTGCACGTTGTTAGCATCGCGTGGCTGGGTGTACCGTGACCATGACGACGCTTTCATGTCCACTCATGATGGCTGCGATTGCAGCATTGTGCCAGCATGGGGTAACATTGCCCCGCGAATACCAGGATATGACCCAGATAGCTACTACGACATGTATCAAACCGCAGTCCGCAGGGTTAAAAACGGCACTGAGAAAGAAATAGCTGCGAAAATGCGTAGCTTATACCCTGGCGCTTTTACTGACGGGCACAAAGTAAAAACACCTGGTGCGTTCCGCGACACTGGCATCAGCAAGCACGATTGGGCAAAAAACAGGCGTGCTATCGCAAAATACGCGAAACAGCTCGCTGCTAGTAGAGGTGAAACCGCAGCAAACTACCTACTGCCGCCTCTAGAACCAACACCGCTACCCTTCCCATGGGACGAAAACAAATACTTCCATTTCAACGCCTGGAAGTTTAACCACATTCTTTACGGCGATATGAAAGGGGGCGGCCACCTCCATAAGTACAACTGGCGCGAGGGCAAAACTGCTTTCCCCGAAGACTGGACACCAACTGATGTCGCACTAGCAATCCAGTCCGTTGTAGAACAGCAGAAAAAGGCAACTCCGCAAAATCTAAGATTCTTAGAAGGCAGTTACGAAGGGGTTAAAATCAAGGTAATATTGAATAAAAGTATTGACTCGGCAGATGCAGAGATTATCTCTGCGTATCGAATAACATTGGAGTAACTATGGATAAATTTAACTCTGAATCGCCAATGTTTTCTGCTGACTCAAATTTCAACTTCATTGAAAAATGGCTCGACCACATGTACAACGAGCATATTATTGACCGGCAGGCGGCAGAAACCACTCTGGATATCCTGCGCAACGACTTACTCGCGGGAATCATTGTCACAGCTTCTTACGCTATCGAGCACACCAAAAAAACCGGTCAGCTCATGCCAGCGTGGATTACAGACACTTATCGAGAATTGTACAATGCAGACTCATGGCTATTGGATAAAGACTACAACGAGTATATGCAGGTGCAGGAGGAAGCGAAGAAAGCGCTCGCTGCCGCCTAGTATCGTAGGCTTTAACTGATTAAACCCGCCCCTCGTGGCGGGTTTTTTCATACCCAATTTTGACCCGTCACAGCCGCGGGGTAAACACGGCTGCCCACAAAACATCACGCACACTGGTGCGGAAAGGAAACCCTATCATGGCTGAAAACACCAACACAGCAACCACCAACACTGGCAGCACCAAAACCACCAACACTGCTGACACCAGCGACACTGATAACGCTGAGTTCACAGCGATTACAAGCCAGGAACAGTTAAATAAGATTCTTGGCGACCGGCTGGCGCGTGAACGCGCGAAATACGCTGACTACAGTGAGCTGCAGGAAAAAGCAGCAAAGTTTGATGCCGCGGAGGAAGCCGCGAAAACCGAGCTGGAAAAAGCCCTGTCTCGTGCAGAGAAAGCAGAAACCCTGGTGAAAGAGTACGAGACCCGCCAGCAGGTCGAAGAGTGGAAACAGCAGGTCGCTAAAGAAACCGGTGTGCCGGTAGAAGCTTTGCGTGGATCCACACTCGAAGACCTGCAAGCGCACGGTGAACAGCTTAAAACCATGATTGGCACACAGCAACAGCAGCAGGCTTCGAGCACTGTTTATCTCCCGCGTGAGGGTGAACCGGAGCGGGACGCACACGCGTTAAACGGTGATGGCCTGTTGGAAAGCCTGCTGAAACTCGTTAAATAACCAATTTTTTTTGAAAGGAACATGACTATGGCAATCACTGCCGCAACCACGCTTGAGAACCTGAAAGGTTTCATTAAGCCAGACCTTGCCGAACCATATTTCGCTGCCGCGCGCCGCGCGTCTGTTGTGCAGCAGCTCGCCCGCCAAGTGCCGCTAGGAATCAACGGTATCGAAGTGCCTATTGTGACTTCTAAAACCAAGGCTCGCTGGGTAGCTGAGGGCGGGAAGAAGCAGACGACTGAAATGGGCATGGGAGTGAAGGCGATGAAGCCGCAGAAGCTTGCTGCAATCGCTGTCACCTCTGCAGAGGTAATCCGCGCAAACCCGGCAGGTTTTATGGAACTTTTGAAAGACGACCTCGGCGAAGCCTTCGCGACCGCGTTCGACCAAGCCGTGCTATTCGGCACCGAAAGCCCCTTCGGGTCCGACCAGCACCTAGCAGCCACTTCTAAGAGTGTCGCGCTTGGCACCGCTCAGCAGAACAAAGGCGGCTTGTACGCTGACGTTAACGGCGCGCTTAAAATCCTAAGCGTTGCGCGCAAAAAGCTCACTGGTTTCGCGTTCGACGAAACTGTCGAAGCTGATTTCAACAGCGCGGTGGACGCGAACGGCCGACCACTGTTTATCGAGACTCCTCTCGAAGACGCGGCCGCCCCGTTCCGTGCCGGTAAGCTGCTAGGCCGCCCTGCCTTTGTTGGTGAAGGTGTCGGTAACACCGAAATCGCTGGTTTCGCAGGTGACTGGTCCAAAATCATCTGGGGCACCACGGGCGGCATCACTTACGATGCCACAGACCAGGCGACTGTGACCATCAACAACGAGTTAGTGAGCCTATGGGAGCACAACCTCGTCGCGATCCGTGCGGAAGCTGAGTTCGGTTTCATGAATGCGGACAAGGACGCATTCGTGAAGTTCACCGGCGGACGGGAGCTCTAAAAATGGCTATCAAGATGGAATCACCACAAGGAACAACCGTTGAAGTTGACGAAGCGCTCGCAGAGATTCTGAAAGCGCATAAATACAAGGTTGTGCAGCGCGACGCCGCTACCTCTGATAAACACACAGGTGCGGCTGTTGTAGAGCCGCCAGTGGACTTACCAGAACCTCCGGCAGAGGACGCGGCGGAAACCTCAGACGACACTGTAGAACCTCCGGCGGCGGAAACCGCGGCCGCGCCTACCGCTGCTAAGCGCGGCAAGAAATAACTACAATAGGGAAGGGCGGGAGTGATGACCGACACAGATTTTCAGCCTTGGGCAACACTAGACGATATAAAAAAACGTTGGCCAGAGCTCCCGCCCGACCGTGAACAGCAAGCAGAAGTGCTATTAGAGGACGCTACCCAGTACGTGCTCGATATCGCACCGTTCACGGCAGCAAGCCCAGCAGCCACCCGCCGCAGGATTATCTGCAGCGTAGTCCAACGCGCACTGCAATCTAAACTCGCTGGCGCAGAAGACACCACCGGGGGTTTAGGCGGAGGTTTCGAGACGCTGCAAATGAGCGCAGGACCATATTCCTCCACATATAAGCCATTAAACCCCGCTGGGGATTTCTTCCTTACTCGGCAGGAAAAACTCGCGCTCGGTATCGGTAAACAACGCGCAGGCAGCATCGACCTACTAGAAGGAGCCAATCATGCAGGGCGAAACCGTTGAAGTGCTCTCCCGCACACCAGCAGGCGTTGACGAAGGCAACAACACCATTTGGCAAGAAACCTCCGAAACCGTCCACAACGTGCTCGTGGCACCTTCTTTAACCACGGATAAAGAGGGCTCAACCCGGGTAGACGGTATCGAGGTCATCTTAGAGCTTCATTTTCCAAAAACCTACATGAAATCGCTCAGGGGCGCGCGCGTGCGGATCCGCAACCTGCAACCCTTCACAGTCATCGGTGACCCGCAACCATACACTGATGCCAACACCCCAGGCCGCTGGAATCGACCTGTGAAAGTAGGGCGCGCCGATGGCTAAAGACTTCATCCACGTGTACGTGAAACGCACTGGCGCCGCGGCAGTCCGCAACCTACCCGGTGTAACCCGTCTGCTTGAACAGCAAGCAAAGAAAATCGTTGCTGCCACCGGCAAAGATGGATACGCGATAACCGTGAAAAACGGCAAAACCCGTGCCCGCGCCCGCGTATCAACAAAAACTTACGCCGCCCGCCGAGAGGAACACCAGAACAACACCCTCCTGAAAGCACTCAAACAAGCAGGCGGCAAAACCATCAAAAGATAACAACAGGGAGACCCAATGCATCCAAACCCTGAACTGTTACTAATCAAAACCATAAACACTAACACCACACTGCAAAACGCACAACTAGCCGCCTACCTCAACATTCCAGAAACCCGCCCCCAACAGTTCATCACAATCGAACAAGTAGGCTGGCTCACCCGCAACCAAGTAAGCTACGCGGCGCTCGCTGTTCAGGTGTGGGCGGAAACTCGGCTGGTTGCGTCTAAGCTCGCGCATTTGCTGGCGCGGGTGTTGGAAGCTCAGGAGCTAGTTCATCCGCAAATCGCGGGGGTAGAAATTGAGAGCATTTATAACTTTCCTGACCCTGTGAGCACACAGCCGCGCTATCAGTTGACTGTCACTGTGGCGTTGGTCGCTGCTGATTCGTAAAATTTTTGTCCCATTTTTTGAAAGGAACCTTTTATGTCTACAACTACTACTAACAATGCTGCCAATGTTTCGGTTGGCAAGCCTAAAGCCGCTGGCGGTATCTATTTTGCGCCTGCAGGCACGACTTTGCCTAACGACGCGAAGACCGCGCTCAAATCACAGTTTCAGGGGCTCGGTCTCGTCTCAGAAGATGGTTTGACCAACTCTATCGAAAAAGATAGCTCCGATATTAAAGATTGGAGTGGTCAGACGGTGCTGAAAATTGTTAGCGGCCGAACAGAAACTTTCGAGCACACATTCATCGAAACCAACGAGCATGTGATGAAACAAGTTTACGGCCCCGCGAACGTCTCCGGGGATATCACCAACGGCCTAACTGTGCTGCACAATGACAAAGAGCTACCGACGGGCGTTTACGTTTATGAGATTCTACTCACCGGCGGACGGGTCAAACGCATCGTGATTCCTAATGGGCAAATCACCGAGATTGGTGAAGTTGTTTATCAGTCCGGCGAACCCATCGGCTACCGTGTGGTGATTACCGCATATCCTGACGCTGCAGGCAACGCCGCATACGAATACATCGCAAGCCTAGCAAGTTAACAAAATCCCCCTGACTGGTGGCCGCGCCGCGTGCTCCCGGCGCGCCCACCCCCTATTTTCTGGAGCACAAAACACTATTAGGAGCATAAAATGGCCAACAAAAAGAACAAGAAAAAGCAAACCAAAAACACGCAGCAGCGTCAGCAAGTCGTCGTAGACGGCGTTCCACTATGGATTGACACTGCCGCGCTTGACGATATCGAGATTCTAGAACAGCTTGCTGCCGCGTCCGACGGATCCGACCCGTTCGCTATCGTAAAAGTGATGCAGTCAATGCTTGGCACGCGCGGCTACCAGCGCGCCAAAGAACACTGCCGCGACAAAACCACCGGCCGCACCTCAGCAAGCAAACTCGCCGATTTCTTCGCCCGAGCCATGCAGGCGGCCGTCCCAAACTCCAACAGCTCGCAGCACTCTTAACCCTAGAACCAACACTGCTGCGAGCCGACCTGCAACGTTTCTATAATCTCAACCTGGATGATTTAGGAACAAAATACAGTGTCCGACACCTAGCCGCTTGCGCCAGCAACCTCCCACCGGAATCCGCGGTTATGCGCAAAATCGCGCCCGACCAATCCCCCTGGGGACTCACAGAGCTACTGCTAGCCGAGCTAGTAGACGTGCAACGGTGGATCGCTTGGAGTAAAACAAAAGACGGTCAGAAAAACCGTAACCGGCCGGAACGCATCACCCGGCCAGGTGTCGAACCGCAAAAGCAGCGAGCAGCCGAAAACCTAACAGCGTTCGACATCGACACCGTGAAACAAAAACTCGCTGCACCTCGCGTCTAAGCCGCCTAACATGGGCGGATTTTCTTATACCCAAAAAGGAGAGCCGCCCATGTCTCAACTAGGCATTGCCTATATCCAAATCATCCCGTCACTAAAAGGCGCTGCAGAACAAATCCGCAAAGCCCTAGGCGACGATGCCGCCGTGTTCAAAAAAACCGGTCAAGAGGTCGGCGGCGGCATGATGAACGGCCTACAAAACGCTGCAACAGCTGTCACCGGCGCGCTTGCGGCTGGTCTTGGCACCGCCCTAGTTAAAGGCTTTAGCCGGCTGAATTCTATTGACCAGGCGAAAGCGAAATTACAGGGTCTTGGCGCTAGCGCCGAGACTGTTGACCAGGTGATGAAAAACGCGCTCAGCAGCGTTAAAGGTACCGCGTTTGGGCTTGATAGCGCGGCTACCGCTGCCGCGGGCGCGCTGGCCGCTGGTATTAAACCAGGCAAAGAGTTAGAGCGCAACCTTAAGCTTGTTGCTGACGCGGCGACTATTGCCGGCACGGACATGGGCAGCATGGGCGCGATTTTCAATAAGGTTGCCGCCAGCAACAAAGTGCAGATGGATGTGATCAATCAGCTGCATGACGCTGGTGTGCCAATTCTGTCGCTGCTTGCTAAGCAAATGGGTGTGACCGCTGAGGAAGCCGCAAAGATGGCTTCCAGCGGTGCTATTGATTTTGCTACTTTCCAAGCCGCCATGGAGCAGGGGCTCGGCGGCGCAGCCCTGTCATCAGGTAACACTTTCGCTGGCGCGATGGCTAACGTTGCGGCTGCGCTCGGTCGTATCGGTGCTGGGCTGCTTGGCGGTATTTTCCCGAAGCTCGCGCCGCTATTCCAGGCGGCGCAGGCTGCTTTGGCGCCGTTGGAAGAAAAAGCTAAGCAGCTTGGTGACGCAATCGGCAATCATATCAATCCGTATATTGAAAAGCTCACGACTTTCCTGTCTGCAGCGGAAATTGAATTCGGTCAGTTCACTACTGTCATCGGTCCCTTAGCTGCAGCTTTTGCTGCGCTTGGAGCAGGTGGCTTCGCGCCGCTGATCTCGTCTATTCCAGGCCTTAGCGGCGTCGCGGGCGTCTTAACCCGTATCTCGTCACCAATCGGTCTTGTTATCGCTGGAATTCTAGGGCTTATTGCTACTTCGCCAGAGCTGCAGTCAGCTTTCGGCACGGCGCTTGCGACAGTGTTAGATGCCGTGTTGTCTTTGGCGGCGACTTTTGAGCCTTTCTTGAACGCGCTTATTGCGGCGTTGCCTGCGGCTGCGGCTGCGGCAACGGTTGTGTTGTCTGGGCTGGCAGCCGTGTTGGTTGAGGTCGGTCATTTTATTAAAGACAACAAGGAAGTGCTGGGTGTGCTGGTTGCTGCCCTTGTTGCAGCTACGGCGGCGTGGAAAACGTACATGTTTGTGAAGAAAGCACACATGGCGTTAACAAAAGCTTGGACTGCGGTACAAAAAGCCGCGGCTGCAGCACAGTTAGCGTTAAACACGGCAATGCGCGCTAACCCAATCGGCGTGATTATTACCGCGGTAACCGCGCTAGTTGGCGCACTGGTGTATTTCTTCACCCAGACCGAGCTAGGTCAGGAAATCTGGCAGAACCTGATGACGTTCTTGTCCGAAGCGTGGACAAACATCAGCAGCTTCTTAACCGACCTGTGGAATAACCTCAGCCAGGTTTTTATTGACGCTTGGAACGCGGTTAGCCAGTTCTTCACTGACCTGTGGACTGGCATCCAAACGTTCCTGCAGGGCGCGCTGCAGTTCATTATGGATCTATTCCTAAATTGGACTGTACCGGGCCTGATTATCTCAAACTGGGAAACCATTTCTCAGTTTTTCCAGGACGTATGGAACAACATTGTTAGTTTCTTCGAGACTGCTTTGCAGTTTGTGCTGGACCTGTTTTTGAACTGGACTGTCCCTGGCCTGATTATCAAGCATTGGGATGACATCCGGAACTTTTTCCAGGACGTGTGGAACAACATTGTTAGTTTCTTCACTACTGCTACAACGAATATCGGCACTGCTGTACTTAACTTCCTAAACGGTATCAAAACCGTTTGGGAAACCGTCTGGAACGCGGTAAGCAGCTTCTTTAAAGATGTATGGAACAACATCGTTAACAGTGCTATCGGCTTCGGCAACATGCTTCGCAACAAGTTCGACGAGGTCGTATCGTTCGTGCGATCCGTGCCGGAAAAAATCATCGGCTTCTTTACCGGTCTTGGCAACCGACTTTACGAGTCAGGCCGCGCCCTGATTCAAGGTTTCTTGAACGGTATCAAGTCTGCCTTTGAATCAGCGAAGAGCTTTGTTGCTAACGGCCTGCAGAGTATCCGCAACTTGTTTCCTTTCTCGCCAGCGAAAGAGGGGCCATTTTCTGGCCGCGGCTGGGTTGCTTATTCGGGTAAATCGGTTGGTGAAACTTTCACACAGTCGATTGCTGAAAGTATCAAGCGCGGCCGTAAAAGCATTAGCGGTCAGCTGGATAAGGTGCAGCATGATTTTGCTGATTTTCAGAACCAAAACTATAGCCTGTCAAGCAGTGTCACTAGCTCGGCTTTCAATCCGGGCGAGTTCGCGGCGCCTGGCTTGTTTGGATCCACCGAAAAATCTAGCGAGATTGTGTTAGCCATTGCGGGTGATGACGCGGCGCGGTTCCGTGCTTGGGTCGAAGCGCGCGGCGCAGAGGTTGTGGAGCGTTTCGCAGCACCGCTTAGCGGCAACCGGCTAGCTGCACAGTTAGGAGTATAAACTATGGCTATCACTTGGGGCCCCTGGGCATCACATTATCGTATGGGTATCGATATTCAGGTGCACGGCACAACCGCGACCATTATTGTTTACGGCCAGAACGAGCACAATTATGCGCACGCTTGGAACTCGACGCTAGTTTTAGAGCGTGGCTGGCGCGGATCTAAACCTGTGCGTATTGAGGTCTGGTCAGGGTCACCTATCGTGGAACTGTATCGTGCCACTCAGTCGTTTACTGGACGGCGCGAATTCGGTGCGGTTATGCGCTCTGGCCTGTTTGATAACGGTCAGCAGATTTGGGCTTACAAAGATGTCACGATTCAGGCGCCGCCGCCACCGCGGCCGACCCCGCCACAGTTCAACGCGGTCTCGTATCAGGGCAGCAACACTGTACTGTCGTGGACTAACCGCGGCAGCTACAGTGCCGTTATCGTGGAGCGCAGCACCGATAACAGTACGTGGCAGCAGGTCGGCCGCCCGGCAGGCAATGCAACCTCGTTCACTGACACCACGGTGCCCGCGAATAGCCGATTCTATTACCGTATCGCCGCTGTCAACGCGGGTGGTGTAAGCGACTACCAGCAGTCGCAACCTGTTTATAGCCTACCTGCGGCTCCAAGTAACGTTGTTGCTGAACGTTCAGGCAGCAACATCATCGTAAATGCTGCAGCACCTAATGATTGGGTGACCGGCTACGATGTGCGAAACGCACAAAATCAGATTGTTGCTACGAACACGCAGCTGCCGTTCACTCATGTGAACGTGTCTGCCCTGCAACAGCATTCCTATACGGTGCGTGCGCGAATCGCATCGCACCATGGCACACAATACTCGGACTGGTCTACCGCTAGCAACACGGTTAGTCTATTGGCTAAACCCGGTGTGCCGGTGCCGCGCGCACCTTTAGGCGGCGTACTCCTTAAGGGCAACGTCACTTTTGCATGGCAGCATACGTCCGTTGACACGTCTTTGCAGCAGCAATATCAGCTGGAATACCGGCGTATCGGCGGCAGCGCCTACACGGACAACGGCACAACCGCGCAGACCAAAACCTTAAATCTCGCCGCTGGCGTTTATGAGTGGCGTGTGCGCACGAAAGGTGCACACAATGCTTGGTCTGATTGGAGTCGCCACACCCGCATCGAACTAATCAGCGAACCGACAGTAGACGTGCAGGTGCCAGCTAACTATCCCAGCGCTACCTTGCAAGCCAACTGGTCTTTCGGCCAACTGGAAGGCAAACCACAGCAGGGGTTCGAAGCGCAACTGCTAGCGCCTGGCGGTACTTTAGTTGAAACTAAAATCGGCACCGGCACTGCAAACACCGTCACATTCAACACGAAACTCGTCAACAACCAAACCTATTCGCTGCGCGTCAGAGTACAGACCGAGGGGTATTGGAGCCCGCCGCGGCAAGTAACGTTCCGGACTCAATTCCCGACGCCTGCTCTGCCAGTTGTTACCGCTGCTTGGGACGAATCCCTGGGCGGCGTAAACCTCACCGTGACGGGCAGCAGCGGCAACCCTGCCGCGGCACGCAACACTATCGAACGGTCTATCGACGGCGGGGAAACCTGGCAACACGTGACCGAGACCGAACGAACTGGCGTGCTTGCTGACCTTGAAGCAAAATCCTACGGTGTCAACAAATACCGGGTGACAAGCTTCACGGCAGACGGCGGCCTATCTGTACGTATTGTCGACGTGTCAGCCGACAGCTCTGCTGTATGGATCTCCGGCGGCCCCGGCTTCGCTACAATCGTACGGCTACCATACAACATTCAGGTGCAAATGAGACAAGGCCGCGACCGCACTAGTCACCGGTTCGCCGGCCGCCCCTACCCGGTGCCGTACGCATCGCACCAGCTCGCCCACGTTGTAGAGGTCTCCGGCACACTCGTGCTGGACGAAAACCACACGGACACGAAAACCGCGCTGCAACAGGTAGTAAACGCGGCCGACCCAGTACACCTCTACCGTGACCCGGACGGCAACCACATCTACGGCATGCTGTCACACGCCGACATCAGCCGCACGTCTAACAAACTGTGGAATTTCAAACTCGCGCTCGAAAAAACCAGCGAATAACCAACAGGAAGGTGAACTGTCATGTGGCAAAAACTAACCGGCGCTCGCCGCCCTGCTTGGCAGTTCACACTCCTAGATTCGCTGGGGCAACCGGTGCGGGAACTTACCACGGTCAAAGGCGGCAGCATCGAGGTCGCGGCGCAGTCTCGGCTTTGTGTGACCGGCAACCTCACTCTCGTAGACCCACAGGACATCAACTGGCTGAAACACCGCGTCCGCGTTACCTATGACCCGGGAGTGCCGGGTGTGGATTCGTGGCCAGTAGCCACTATGCTTTTCACGTCACCTAAACAAACGGTGACAGAAACCGGCAGCAGCTACGAAGTAGCTTTGCTGTCGCTGCTAGCGATTCTTGACGAAGACACCGTTGAAACAACCTATTCACTACCGGCAGACACCAACATTATTAACACGGTCCGTGCTCTCGTAGCGGAAACCGGCGAACCAGTAGATGCCACACCTAGCGACCTTGCTCTGCGCAACCCGTTGGTGTGGGACGCAGGTACTCCGAAACTGACAATCATTAACGAACTGCTTGCTGCTGCAGGCTACTGGGCGCTCCATGTAAACGGTGCCGGGGTATTCCAAATCACCCCCTACACCAGTCCGCAACACCGCCAACCAGTGTTCACATTCAAACCCGGCGCCGCCGCAATCCACACGCCAGAATACGAACGCGAGCAAAACCTCACCGCCGTCCCCAACAAATACCTAGTCGTATCAGACGGCAACGATCAGACCCCAGCAATCGTAGGTATCGCTGAAAACCAAGACCCCGCGTCGCCCTACAGCTATCAGAATCGCGGACGGTGGATAACCGCAGTGGAAACAACCGAGGTAGCATCACAAGACGCTGCAAACCAACTAGCACAGCGCCGCCTGCTCGCCCGCATGACACCAACAGCAAAAATCACCGCCAGCCACGCAATCCTACCTCTAAACCCGAACGACGCTATCGGGTTTGAAACCGGCGGCAAAACCATCAAAGCCACAATTCGCAGCCTCACATACGGTCTCACCTACGACAGCCTGTGCGAAGCCGAATGGAGGGAGACACCCGATGTCAATCTGGGATAACCTAATAGGCCGCATCAACAATATGCAGGAAGCGCTCGCGGCTAAACCGGAGTTTCGCTGGGGCGTTGTCGTGTCGGCCAGCCCGCTTGCGGTGCAGCTGGATGGTGATTCGCAGCCGCTGGCGGGCGTACCAGCGAACACTGCAGGCACGTTGTCTGTTGGGGTCCGCGTGCTCTGTTTGTTGCAGCATCGGAAGGTCACTGTTGTGTCTAAAGCCGGTGGGCTGGTCGCTGCTTCTCCAGCGGAAATCGCCGCCGGAACAGCATCGGACAAGTATGTTTCTCCTGCGGGTTTTGCTGCTGGGGTTAGACAGCAGCCGAATAGTCTGCTTTGGTCAGGCGCACTAATGATGTCGGCAGGTCACCGCGCCCAGTTGTCACAACCAGTCTCGGCACAGGCTAACGGCATCGTACTGATTTGGGGACGTATAGATGGCGGCCGCACCTACGAATTCGATTTTCAGACACACTTCATTCCTAAAGGTTTCCTAGCCGGAGTTGCTTCGCGCGAATTCACGTTCCCTGTTATCGTCGGTGACGCGCTCGGCCGCAAAGTGTTCTACGTCTATAACGACCGTATCGAGGGGCACCAGCTCAGTGGCCAGCCCGGCAACAACTACTGGGTACTGAGATATGTTTACGGGATTTAGAAATGAGGTAAAAGCTTTGTCTTACTTAACAATCTCTGAAATGTCATGCGACCCATGGCTTATAGAACGTATCGCCGCCTGCGCGGCGTCGCTGCGCGTGCCTGACCCACGCGCATGGGCCGCAAATAACGCTCTGTATTTGGTGTCTGACCCAGCGTGGGCAGAAAAGTATCGAGAGTGGGCGCCCCCGCCAGCTGCCGTGACTACTGCAGATAACTCGGACACTGTCGCCGATACAGTCGAACATCAGCCGCACTATACTGCTGGGTTTGACGAAGGCCTTATAACTGACGAGATGATTAAAGCCGCCGTGCAGAATCTTTTAACCCCAGTGCCGCACGAAGTCATCATCGAAGAATAAACTACACCACCACCATCCAATGCCTTGCACTAACTCGGTGCAGGGCATTTTTTATACCCGAATCAGGGAGGAACCAATGTTTAAACGCGATTTCAGCAAACTAGTCACCCGCGCTGTACAGCATCACAGTAAATTCCACAGCCGCGGCAATCTCACTCCCCAGCGGCTTATCGTCCACCATTGGGGCGGCACCACCGGTGGCGACCAGCGGCTGATGAATCCTAACGCCGAAGTATCAGCAACCTACATCCTATATAGCGACGGGACGCTTATTGGTCAGATTCCAGAATTTCTCTGCCCGTGGACAAGCAACAACTGGCAGGGACGACATGACCAGAACGCTATCACTGTTGAGATTCAAAACAGTGCGACCGGCGGCGACTGGCCAATCACCGACGCGGCTTTTAACAAGCTAGTAGAACTGCTAGCAGACCTCGCAAAATACTACGGCTGGAACCTACAAAACCCCGCCACAGTCATCGGGCACCGCGACGTCAACCCCACAACCTGCCCTGGCAACTACCTCTACAGCCGCCTAGGACTCCTGCGTGAGCGGGCGCTCGCTGTTATGGGGCGGCCTGGCGTGCCGGTGCAGCCTGCGCGGCATGATTTCACCGCCATCGTGCGCGGGGTTCGTCTCGGTAACTACGGTGTCGGCGTGGATCGTACGCGCGCACTCGAGGAGCGCTACCCAGGTTACGGTGCTGCGATTCAGCAGGAGGTGAACCGGCAAATCCGTGAGGGTGAGCCTATCGGCGCCGCAGCCCGCATCACCCACACCCCACCCACGCCGACAACACCGCCCGCGCCAACCGCGCCGGCCGCTAAAAAGGTTGACGTGTCGCATGCTGCGGTGCGGGTGCGCGCTGGCCGCTACGGGAACGGCGCGGAACGCAAACAACGGTTAGAGCGCGACTTCCCTGGCCGCCGTGAGGAAATCGAGCAAGAGGTGGAAGAGCAGAAACGCATCAACACTGCGGCGGGGTTCGATATCTGTCTGTTGGCGTCTGAAATTCGCGGTGGCCGGTATGGCAACGGCGCAGAACGCCAGCGGCGCCTGAAACCAGAACACCGTGCCCGTTATCAGGAAATAGATGCCGAAGTACAGCGGCAGAAAAACCTAGTGAGGTAGCTAGCATGTTTCAGAAAATCAAAAATCGGATCTATATCCGAGACGCCAATAAACGCTCGCTAGTCAAACGCGCTGACTTCCTATTCACTATCGGCCTGCTGCTAATCGTAATCGGCACCGACTACGCATTAAACGGCTGGCAACTAATCGACGCCGCCGGCGTGCTGCCCGCCGCCGAAGTCCACCGCAACCTAGTAACCGGCGTTGCAAACACTATTGGATTCTTCACACTAGGCGTATCCCTCTCCAAAACCACAAACCTGACCGCGCCAGCTTTCGGACTCGCCGCAGTCCCCTTCGCGCTAGCCATGTCGCTGTATGCGCTCGCTGCAGTGATTGATACTAGCCTGCAGGCTGGTTTCCGCGCTGTTCTGATTTTCGTGCTGCTACGGCTGATTTGGTTATCGGCGGCGGTGGTGGATCTACCGGACCGAAAAGACGGAGGTGCAGAATGTCAGAAACCTTAATTCTAGGACTTATCAGCCTAGCGTCGGCGTTCTTTACCGTCGTGTTCCCGTGGCTGTCTTCCCGCCGTGTGGCGGAGAATGAGACTCGCAAGAATGACGCTGCAGCCGAAGTGTCACTCGCTGGCGCATGGCGGGAGCTCGTAGATCCGTTGCGGGAGGAAATCGCGCAGCTGCGCGACCGTACCGCCACCCTGCAAGAAAAGGTTGACAAGCAAGAGCAGCAGCTGCTCGCGCAACGCTCACAACTACAGCAACAGGAACAGCATGAAGCGCTGCTGCGTCACGAATTATCGAAGGTGTTTGACTGGGTCGACCGCGGCGCGCTACCGCCGCCGCCAGCCCGCCCAGCCTGGCTAAAACCCCAATAGAAAGGAACAAAAAATGAACATGAACATCGCACCAAACTTCGACAATGTCGACCTCGGCAAATACGTTACGGATCCGCGCGCTCGCAAGGTGCTGTACACTCTCGGTGGTCTGCTGTCAGTTGCTGCAGCTTTGACTGTTGCTGGGTTTGTGGCGGCGCAGGTTGTGCCGCCGATGCCGCTAGCTGTAGCGTTTGCTGTTATCTTCCTGTTTAGCAGCATGACTAATCGGCTGGCGCAGGCGAACACTCCGGCAGGTAAGCATGCCGCGGCGGAGCCTGAGCATGAAGTGATTCTAGAAGATGATTAAGCTGCTGGTATAAAGCTGGTATAAAATAACAAAAAATTGCCCCTCCCGGGTGCCCTGTAGATGGGTTCTCGGGAGGGGCTCTTTTTTGTTGCGGTAAAGCAATGACCAGCCCTGGACTATCTAACTTGTGCTAGGTAGCGGAACTGGTCTTGTGGCGCTAGTTTATCATGCGCGACACGCCGACACTGCGCACCACTTGCAATGTCCGCACACGGAAACATATAATTGAATTGTCAGGCGGCAAAGGCCACTGAAAAGAGTCAAAAGAGAAAGACCTCGAAAGAGAAGGACCTGAAAAATGAAAACTCGCTACGGTGTTTTAACCAAGTCAGATCGCGCTATCACAGCAGAAGAAGACGGACTGCTAACCTACAGTCGGCTAGATGCATGGCAGAAACGCGCCGTGAAAGCAGGAGCTGTACTTCCTTGCGAGTGGCACCACACTGGCGCTGCAGCCAACAAAACCAACTATTATGATCCAGAAGATTTCGCAGAACTCAATCCGGCTGACTTCCCTGCGGTTAAGGTCGCGCCGGTGGTTAATGGTGATTTGAACCGTCTGCGTATTAGCATCAGCTACAAAACAATGGTGGGTGGCTTCACTCGCCACGCGACCTCGAAATGGGAAACAATTGAGATTGTGATGGCCGAGCCCCAGACTCGTAAAGACGGCTATATTACTGGTGCTGACGGCCGCCGGCTGCGGTCAAACAACGAAAGCGTGACCTTTCACTATAAGGCGCCGCGTGCTCGCAAATTCCGCAAGATTACGCTGGCAGAAGCCGAGCAGCTGGGCTACAGGTTCGCTAAATAA